TTTCTGCTCGCTGCTGGTCGGTCATTTCTGCCAGTTTCTTTGCTTCTGACTGCCGCTGTTCAAAGCCTTGGAATGCTTCCGCAATCATCTGCGAAACGGCTTCTGCGGTCAGGGCTTCCGCCGGTTGTGTTGGTTCGTTCTGTGGCTCTGCTGCTTCCGGTTCGGTTGCCGTTGTGCCTTTGGTTTCTTCGCTCATTCTGTATTACCTCCATTCAAGTATTTGTCAAACGCTGTATGCAGCGTTTCCAGTGTGTGCAGGGCTTCGGTTCGTGTTCGTTCCAAACCGTCATCGCCCAGCAGAATCAGGCAGGGAAGCCGTTTGACATGATGTTGTCTTGCAAGAGCGTTCCCATCGTATCCGTCATTGCAGCGGAATTGGTACAAGGGAATGCCGGTTTCTATGGAAAACTGCTCTGCCACCGGCTGCATTTGCTTACAGGGTGGGCAGTAGTCCGCATGAAAAAAGAGAAGCTGCATAAGATTGCTCCTTTCTGTTTTTGGGTATGAAAAAAGCACCTCGTTTGAGATGCTTTTATAAAAATGATTCTTTTTTTGTAAGTATTCTGGTCTTATAGTCTTCCAATTACAGCACCAAGAAGAATCTCAAATGGTTTCCCAAGAAATTCCTTTGCTTTCTGCATCATGCCGTTTTGGGACAAATATTCTCTGCCTGCTTTCGTAATTGAAAACGTACCGACTTCTAAAATCTGTTCCATATCCTTTGCGGCAATGTACTGAATGCCAGAAACATATCCGGATTCAATCAATTCTCGCATAATTACAAGCCAGTATGTTCTTGTAATATGGAACAGGCGACATTCCCATGCAACATCTGCAATCGATGTTTTTCTTCCGGATTTCAGGCACTCATATAGATACTTGAGAATTTTGTACATGATAATTTCCATATCATCTTCCGACAAGATAATCACCTCAAAATTTTACTTCTTGTTTGCGGTTAATCGTTGCAGTTGATTTTTATTTTACCTCTTTGCCATTTTGAAAAGCATGAATTGCTTCATTTAATGACATTTTATTTGCACCACCTTTTAATTCTGGATGTGCCATTTGAATTGGGTCGTTTTCCCAATTGCATATTTCGCAAATATCATATTCTTGAACTCTGCTCTTTCCACAACAAGGGCATTTAATTTCTTTCATGTTCTTCTCTCCAATATGCTTCTCCATCATCTGGCTTAAAGAATGTTCGAATATACCCATCTTTTGTAATGACTAAAAAATCATTTGTTGAAAAGCGATAAATAGCTGTGCTTTCGTCAGAACGAACAATTCTCTCTATGTCATCAGTATCTTTTGCGTTTACCAGCTCATTTGCAAGAGCTATGTATTCTGATATAGAAATATTTCCATACTTATCAATATGTTTATCGTAATGCTTTTGCATCTTCTCTGGAGTTTCAAATTTTACTTCTATTTTACCATCATTTCCACCAGAAGTCAACCGATTTTTTATCGTCTCCAAATCTTCCACCACCGGCATAACGGTACATCTGCACCACGGGTGCATGGGTGGAAAATTCAAGCCAGCGTTCCGCTCGCTGATTTTGAAAGTCTGCCCACTCAACGCACGACAGGTTTCACAAGTCCGATGGTCTTCT